AACCAACAGAAGACCAGACTGGTCTTAAAAAGTTACCTGAGCCAGTTCGTAATAAAATGGGGTACATGAAAAACGGCGGCAAAGTTGCAAGCTTTAAAAACGGCGGCTGTGTCATGACTAAAACAAACCAAAAACCTAAGTTGGTTTAATCATGGCTACTTCTGGGTCCAGAGATTTCAACATTGATGTTGGTGAAATTATTGAGGAAGCGTATGAGCGGTGTGGACTAGAGGTTCGCACTGGCTACGATGCTCGAACTGCGCGTAGGTCTTTAAACCTAATGTTTGCTGATTGGGCAAACCGTGGCATTAATATGTGGACCGTGGCGCAAGGCACTATAACGTTGACGCAAGGTCAGGCTACTCAGACATTAACGGCGGATGTTGTTGATGTACTAGAGGTCGTTCTTAGGCGCAGCAATACAGACTTTGAGGTAGAACGGATTAGTCGGGGCGAGTATGCCACTCTTCCCAATAAAACCACGCAGGGTAGGCCAAGCCAGTTTTGGTTTAACAGGCAAATTGATCCTGTTATAAACTTGTGGGCCGTTCCCGAAAACTCTACAGATCAGTTGATCTATTACTATGTGCAAAGGATTGAAGATGCCGATGCGTTGGTAAACACAACGGACATGCCGTTTCGTTTTTACCCGTGTATGGTGGCAGGTCTGGCGTATTATATCGCTATGAAAAGAGCGCCAGAACGGATACAACTCTTGAAGAGTGTGTATGAAGAAGAGTTCCAACGTGCGTCTGACGAAGACGAGGATCGTGTTCCTCTTAAACTTCAACCAAGCATGCAGTATCTAAGGGTGTGACATGGCCTATGCCTCAGACAAGAATGCGTATGGGATTTCGGATCGCTCCGGTTTTCGCTATCGACTGAGGGATATGCAGAAGGAGTGGACGGGTGCGCTTGTCGGCAAGGACGAGTTTGAGCCAAAGCATCCTCAGTTGTTTCCTCCCAAGGTTGGTCCGGACCCACAAGCGTTAAGGAACCCTCGACCCGAGGGCGATTTAGAGGCTCAAAGAAACATTCAATACGGGTTCAGACCTGTTGGTTTTCAAGGAGACGAGGCTTTGACTCCTAATCCATTGAAAGCTACAGGTGAGGTCGGAGAGGTTACGGTGGTCACGTCATGAGCTTTACATTTGCGCAGTTAAAAACAGCGTTGCAAGATTACACAGAGAATACTGAAACTTCTTTTGTGAGCAACCTCTCCCTTTTTATACGGGCGGCAGAGGAACGGATTTTAAAGTCCGTTCAGCTAAGTCTGTTTCGTAAAAACGTTTCAGGCACGGCGTCCAGCGGAAACAAGTTTCTTGCGATGCCAAATGATTTTTTAGCGCCATACTCTTTAAGTTTGAGAACTGTCACGGACCCAGTAGCTAGTGGAAGTGATTATGGTTTTGTAGAATTTAAAGACGTTAGCTTTGTTCAAAGCTATACGCCGGACCCCGCCACAACAGGTGTACCGAAATACTACGCTACGTTTGACGTCAGTAACTTTTTGTTGGCACCAACACCAAATGCCAATTACACGGCAGAGTTACATTACTTGTATCGTCCCGCAAGCCTGACTGCAGGGGCAGATGCTGGCACGACATGGCTCAGTACGAATGCAGAGTTAAGTCTTTTGTACGCTTCTTTGATAGAGGCGTATATTTTTATGAAGGGAGAGCCTGACATTATGTCAATGTATGATAAACGGTTTCAAGAGTCGTTGGTCGGATTAAAGCTTTTGGGTGAGGCCAAAGAAACTACTCAAGACTACAGGGTGGGGCAGGTTGTTAGGGCGAAGCAATGAGTTTTCTTGCTTCTATGGACATACCCAAAGAACCTATTGTTACGGTTCACACCACAAATAATCGTGGTCATACGCCGGAGGAAATTGCGTCTAGGTGTGTTGATAGAATTGTTTCTATATCGGACAATTCTCATCCTGCCATACAAGCGCAGGCTCGTGAGTACAGGGCTGCAGTAGAGAAGGTTATGGTTCTCTTTATGAAAGAGGCTATTCAATCGGACAGAGTTACGGTATGTAATGCAATTAAACAGGCAGGTCAGCCCGACCTTGCAGAGCTTATAAGGAGATTGTAGATGGCTATTAGTCAAGCAATGTGTACGTCTTTTAAAAAAGAACTTTTAGAAGGTGTGCATAACTTTAAAAACAGCGGCGGAAATACGTTTAAGCTGGCGTTGTTTACAAGTTCTGCAAGTATTGGTGCCGCAACTACGGCTTATGCTAACAGCGGAATAAACGAAGTTGCTGCTGGAAATGGTTATTCTACGGGCGGAAACACTTTAACCCGCGTAGACCCCACGACAAGTAGCACGACAGCGTTTACTGATTTCGTTGATACTACGTTTGTTGCAAGCGGAACAATCACAGCCCGTGGAGCAATGATATATAACAATTCTGCTTCGGACAAAGCGGTGATTACCCTTTTGTTTGGTAGCAGTGATAAGTCTGCTACAGACGGAAATTTTACAATTCAGTTTCCTACGGCTGATGCAAGCAGTGCAATTATTCGAATAGCGTAAAGGAATATAACGGTGGCTATTACGCTAGTAAACAGGGCCAAAATGACTACTAGCACCACGGGTACTGGTACGATTACGCTTGGGAGTGCCATTTCAGGATTTCAAACATTTGATGGAGCAGGCGTTACTAACGGTCAAACCGTTAGGTATGTCATAGAAGATGATGCTGCTTTTGAAATAGGCTCTGGAGTTTATACTGCTAGCGGAACTACCTTAGCCCGTGGTGCTACCGAAAGCTCTAATTCTGACAGTGCTATTAGTTTAAGTGGTAATGCGACAGTGTTTATTGCGGCTACTTCTGCGGATTTTTTCAACAATGATGGTAGCAGAAGTCTTACTACAACGGGTGTCATCACAGGTGGTACGGTTGAGGCTACAGCCGATACTTCTGCAGGTGATAATGCGGCTATTGGTTACACAGCAGCAGAAGGTCTTATTCTTACGGGTCAAGGCAGCACTAACGATGTAACTATTAAAAATGACGCTGACGCAGATGTTATAGAAATACCTACCGGAACCACAAATGTTACAGTGGCAGGTAACTTGGGTGTTGGCGGCACGGTTACAGCCACAGGAACTAGCGTGTTCGCTACCTTGGAGATTAGCCAAGACGTTGATGTTGATGGCACATTAGAAGCTGACGCTATGACATTAAACGGCGTTGCAGTAACAGCCACCGCGACCTTAGACACGGGCATTTCAAACAACAACGTGCCTAAGTTTACTACGGGTGTTGCTGATAATGATTTCTTGCGAGTAGACGGCACTGCTATTGAGGGTAGGTCAGCTTCAGAAGTCTTATCTGATATCGGGGGTCAAGCCTCTTTAACTTTTGGCATCTCAAATACAAACGCTGTAAAAATTGACAGTGCTTCAGTTGCAGATGATGAGTATGCAAGATTTACAGCAGCCGGTCTTGAGAGCAGAGCAACATCAGAAGTCTTATCTGATATCGGGGCATCACCGGCGGCAGGCAGTTCAAGCATTGTTTCAACAGGCGCATTAGACAGCGGGAGTATCACTAGCGGTTTCGGTACTATTGATACTGGCTCTAGCACTATTACCACAACGGGAGTTATTACTGGCGGTACGTTAGAAGCTACCACAGACACTGCGGCAGGTGACAATGCTGCTATTGGTTACACAGCAGCGGAAGGTCTTATTCTTACAGGACAAGGTAGCACTAACGATGTAACCATCAAGAATGATGCTGATGCTGACGTTATAGAAATACCTACAGGCAGTACCTCTGTTACTATGACAGGATCACTAAAACCTCTGACATATCAAGAGACTTACGTTGCAAATTCCACAGGCTCAACAACGACACTTGACCTCAGCACAGGCACGTCCTTTTCTGTTACACTATCCGAGAATACTACCTTTGCATTTAATAGTCCGCCTTCAAGCGGCACAGCATTTAGCTTTACGTTATTTATCACACAGCCTTCGTCAGCCAAAACTATTGCTTGGCCTGCCTCAGTGGATTGGGCAGGTGGTTCAGCCCCAGCCGCGCCGGGAAATTCTGAGGTCAACGGCTACGGATTTTTCACTAGGGATGGCGGTACCACGTATTATGGATTTTTAGGGGGCGCTGCTCTTGGCTAATTCATTTTTTAACACCGCTTTATTGGGTGCTGCAGACCCAAAAACTCTAGTAACTATTCTTGATTCAGATGCCAATCAGGGGGTGAGAAATACTGCTGGACAACAATCACGTGACGCTCCTATAGACATTACGACTAATGCTGCTTGTTTATTTATTGTTCATCGTCAGCAAACCCAAGCAGGCATGTCGCCCGGAACCACAAACAATAGTGGGTCAGCGCTAACCGTTGGCGGTGTATCCGCGACTAAAATTTTTAGTTCTCAACGAGAGCTTGCTTCTGGTAAAATTTTTTACTGGGAAATTTATTATTTACCGAATGTATCCACAGGCACTAATGTAACTTGTAGTGCTAATGTGGCGGCACAAGTCCGTGTTATTTCAGTCCATGCTTTCATGCTAGATTCTGACGTTCAACCTACAGTTACGCAAAACAACGTAGATGTAAATTTTGATGGGACATCTGATACTGTTGACGTTTCAGCTACCAAAAACAGTTTTGTTTTTTTTAAACATGCTACACAAAATTTTATTACAGCGTTTAGTTTAAATGTCACTCGCAGTTACTTTGCTACTGGAACTCGCGGCGGTCTGGTTGCTGGTAACGGTGTTTTCCAAGCGTCCGAAATTTTAGATGCTGATGCCACTGTGACAGCTACTTTAGTTCACACTGAAAGGACTAACAACTCTTACCCAACCGACTTCTTTGTTGTTCAGTTTTAAATAAGGAAAAAAAATGTACGTCAAACTTACAAGCGGCAACGAGGTAGAGCAATATCCATACACGCTCGGCAATCTTCGCCGCGACAATAAAAACGTCAGCTTCCCACGACAGGTGGATGCGGATACATTAGCAAGTTATAAAGTTTACCCTGTAGTTGTGGCTGACCGCCCAACGTATGATGCAATCACACAAAAGATTGCTCAAGGAACACCCGCGCTAATTGATGGTGTGTGGAAAGTTAATTGGATAGTTTCAAGCTTACCGGCGGATGACGCTGCAAGCAATGTACGCAATCACCGTAACGATTTATTAGAGGAAACCGATTGGATGGCTGGATCGGATGTAACTATGTCAAGCGCATGGCGTGAGTATCGACAAGCATTGAGGGATTTACCTGCGCAGTCAGGATTTCCTAACGTAACTTGGCCCACGGAGCCTAGCTAATGCTTGGATTTCATTCACTAGCAGGAGATGCGATAGCGAGTAGGGGCGGTCTTTCTCCTGTGGTCGTTACAGGCGTATCTGCTACGGGGAGCGTTACAAGCGTTGTTGTTTCTTTACCTAAGACTGTGGTCGTTACAAGCGTATCTGCCACAGGTGGTGTTGGTTCTGTTACACTTAGTCTAAGCACTAATGTATCTGTTACAGGCGTATCTGCCACAGGTGGTGTTGGTTCTGTAAATGTTTGGGGCATCATAACGCCGTCTCAATCCCCTAGTTACTCCGCTATATCCCCTAGTCAGTCCCCTAGTTATTCTGCTGTAACGCCGTCTCAATCCCCTAGTTGGGAGGAGATTGCTGCGTAGTTGATTTAAGGGCAGGATAATGTTAAAAAACTGCAAACTCTTTTTGGAGAAAACTCATGCCAACGTACACTTCTGCTAACAACATAAAAAAGATTGCTACGGGCGATGAGTCTGGAACATGGGGTGATAGTACCAACAATAATTTTGACATTATTGATCGTGCGTCAAATGGGTTTTTTACTCTGGATATTCAAACGCTAGACACCACGGGATCGGGAACCGTAGGTAGTAGTGTACGCCCATACGTGTTGCCTCTTTCTGCCTCAGCCCTTCTTTCGATAGGGCATTATAAAGCTATTCGCTTAACGTCTTCAGGAACATTAACAGCAGACACACATTTAAAACTTGAGGGTGATAATAACGCCCGTGTTTACATGATGCAGAACGACACTACCGCGAATGCAGGTATCAACGTGGTGGTTTTCCAAGGTACGTTTAGCGCCTCGCGCTCTGCCGAGGTTGCAAAAGATCAATTCGCCATTCTTTTTGCAGACGGTTCTGGGGCTAGTACATCTTCTGTTCGTCATGTTACGGAGGACATTTCCCCTCTTACAAAGCCTTTGACAATTCAGGCGGCGTTGGAGGTAACAGACGGAACGGCAAGCACAAGTACACCTCAGATAACCGTGAAATCTACAAATACGGGTTCTGTTTCTGGACCCTTTGTAGATTTGGAGAGAAACCCGTCTGAGGCGGGAGCAACAAATGATTTTTTGGGCGGAGTACTCTTTACGGGATACAACGATGCAGGCACTCCAGAAAAAATTATTTACGGCTCTGTACTTGGAAAAATAAAATCTCCTACAGATGGCTCTGAAAACGGGGAGTTAAATTTTTACATGGAGTCGGGTGGGTCCACCCTGTCCTTTCTGGAGTTGGGCCACGCAAGCGCACAAGCAGAGGTTGTTGTAAACACTGCAGGAGGTGACGTAGATTTGCGTGTGGAAGGTGATACCCTTCCAAATTTATTTGGCACAGAAGCGTCTACAGATAAAATTTTAGCTGGCACGGGCGCAGCTAGAGTTTCTGGCCCAGCTAATCACTTGGTTCAAGTAGAGGGTGATAGCAGCCATCCTGCGGGGATTTCTGTTACGCAAAGCCAGACCACCACTGCGGGACCGTTACTGACCTTGGCAAAATCCAAGAACGGAACCATAGGTAGCAGTACCACTGTTGCGAACAATGACGTACTTGGGACCATAAGTTTTGCCGGAGACGATGGCGTAGATTTAGCCAACGTTGCGGCGGAAATTAAAACGGTAGTTGACGGCACTCCTGCCTCAAACGACATTCCCGGGGCAATAGAATTTAGTACTACGGCTGAAAATGAGTCAACGCCCACCAGACGTTTAAAAATATTTAATGATGGTGCCATAGGCGTTGGAACCACGGGTTCGAGTGCTACCGGTGGTGCGTCTACCTACTCATTAATAAGCCTTGGTGGAAACTCACCGCCTCAATGGCTACCTGCGCCTACCGGTAGGCAATTCATTCATTCTGTGGTAATCAGCAATGTTGATTATGTGAAGTTTGGCTTTCCAGATGACACACATCTTTCTTCGCCATTCACAGGTAACCTTATGTTTGACCATAACACATATCACGCATATGAGTTTGAGTTGGTGACTGTTGTTCCCGTGACAGATAGTGTAACTATTAACGCAGAAGTTTATATTCAAGGCAGTGGCTATGATACAGGGGCAAATTATAAACTTGGCACTGGCGCTCAAAGCTCGTTTAGATTACATGGTGGCTCTGCTGTGGGCAATGATGCCAATGAAGGTTTGACTCAATGTTACACTTTATACAATGCTCATGCCGTTTCCAGCGGCGGTGGAGTAATTAAACCTCTTGTTGCCTCTAATGGTAGGGTTCACAGCGCAAGCGCCATTGGCAATGCCAGTACAACTAATATGACATATGGCAATGGAGACGTGTCCATTACAGGTATTCGGATTGGCGCGTCTTCTGGGAACTTATCTACGGGTCGTATTACGATGTACGGTATTCGAAAGTCCTTTACCGTATGAGGAGACTGATATGCCTTTATCCGATCTGAAGTTTAAACCCGGAATAAACAAGGAAGTCACTCCTTACGCAGAGGAGAACGGTTGGGTTGACTCGGATAAAATCAGGTTTCGTTTTGGGTTCCCTGAAAAATTAAATGGATGGACTAGAAACACTAACAATAATTTTTTGGGAGTGTGTCGCGGGTTGCATGAGTTCGTTGCATTGAACAGCGATAAATTCTTGGGGCTTGGTACGGAAGAAAAGTTTTATGTTAAACAGGGCGATGCGTTTAATGACGTAACGCCTATTAGAAAAACCACTACGGGAACGGCCTCATTTTCGGGTGATGTTGTTAGTCCTTTTTCTTCTGTGATAACTGTAACGGACCCCAATCATGGCGCTGTTGTAAACGATTTTGTGACTTTTTCGGGCGCTAATCGCTTGGGCCGCGTTGATCCGACCACAGGTGCGTGGTTGCCTTTGGGTAACTTCACTGGAGACGTTTTAAACCAAGAGTATCAGATACAGTCTGTGATAAACGGGAACACTTACACCGTTAGTGCGAGATCGAAGATTAGTATTCCTGAAGTCACTGTTTCGGGTGGAATAGATGATTCTGCATACGCTGTGCTTTCTTCCGTTTATGATGTTGGGTATCCTTTTACACAAACAGTAGTAGCTGTGTACCAGATCAATACAGGCATAAACTCGTCCGTTCAATCTGGGGCGGGTTGGGGTGTTGGTCTTTGGGGTGGGATAACCAGTAACGCTTCAGTGATTGCTGAGTTTAACAATCCCGGAGTTACTATCGCCGCAGGGGCCACTACTTTAAATGTCCCCGCTGCAACAATAGGTTTAATTTCTATCGGGGACATTCTTCATTTAGATTGGGACGGTGTGTTGAGCGGTTCCTTTGAAATAGACTTTGTAGCTGGGTCTAGGACTATTACCGCTAAGTCTAGTGATTGGTTTAACAGCACAGATGTGACCAACTATATTTTAAACTCCGATAAAGCCTTCAATCAAGGAAGCACAAACTCTGCACGTATACCGAACAATATAAACATTGATTCTATGAACCTCTCTGCTGATCCTAAAACAGCAGTTATGTCCCAAGTTGCGCTTTCCACAGGTACTAGTGGACTTAACAACCCTACTGCGGCGAGTTATGCGGAGCTTGTTCAGGTAACGGGTATTCCTTCATCTACGAGTTTGACTGTGCAACGGGGAATGTTTGGAACACCTGATCTTGTTCACACCAATCAACCGTGTGTGTTAGCTGTAGGCAACGCAAGCGCGTCCAACGATTACGTTGGCTGGGGTGATGCTGTTAATCAAGATGTACTAGCCCCTGATCTTACACTAAGGCTTTGGTCGCAGGATAATTTTGGAGAAAATCTTCTTCTTAATGATCGTGGGGGTGGAATATATTTTTGGGACAAGTTTAAGTTTTCAAACACCACGGGGTATCGTTCCGAGAACATAGCTTCTCTTACCGATATTGCGGGTAATTCCGTGACCAGAACGTCTGTTCCTACCCGCGCTCTTCAGGTAATGTTGTCCGATAGGGACCGCCATGTGATTGCTTTTGGCTGCGATGGTCTGGGTATTAGTTCTACCGACCCTGATGGCGATGGTATTGAGGACCCTCTTTTAATTAGGTTTAGTAGTAGTGAGACCCCTGTTGAGTGGTATCCTACGACGATAAACACGGCAGGGGATTTAAGGCTCAGTTCTGGTTCCACCATTATTCAAGCGGTTGAAACACGGCAGCAAATACTTGTGTTTACAGATGTATCTATTCATACGATGCAGTTTATCGGACCGCCGTTTACTTTTGGAATTAATTTAATTTCTGAAAACATAACCATTGCAAGTCCCAAAGCTGCGGTTGCGGTGGACGATAGTGTTTTTTGGATGGGAACCGCAGAGTTTTATGTTTTTACAGGGGCGGTGCAAAGAATACCCTGCACCGTTAGGGACTTTGTGTTTGATAACATGAACACGTCTCAGCGAGAAAAAGTTATTGCAGGAGCCAACGTATCCTTCTCGGAGGTTTGGTGGTTTTACCCGTCAGACACGGTAACTAACGGTGTTTTAAACACAGAAAACGACCGTTACGTGGTTTATAACTACGTTGAAAAGGTTTGGTTTACGGGAACAATGAATAGGTCGGCGTGGTTAGACAGGGGAATTTCCAACTTTCCTTTATCTACGGGAATTAATAACTATCTGTATAACCACGAGACAGGGGCGGTTTTTACTGATGATGCAGCCACTGCTTATATACAGTCCGGAGACATGCGAATAAATCAGGGAAACCAGTTTTCTTTTATACAAAGGGTAATTCCTGATGTTAATTTTAGGGATCAAGAATCCTCGTCTACTTTAAACTTTGTTCTTACAAGTCGTAACTTCCCCGGACAAGTTTACTTAGACACTGCTAGTTCGTCGGCTCTTCCTTCTTCCACTAACGCGGTAGTTAAAACCTCGGTTGACCCCATTGACCAATACACCTACCAGTATTTTACACGCCTTCGCGGTAGGAGTTTTACGTTTAAGGTTGAGTCCTCGGATCAAAACGTTCTTTGGCGATTGGGTGTTCCGCGCATTGAAATACGTCCGGATGGGAAACGATAATGTCTTTAAAAACTCCTCTTCCATTTTTTCCATTAGCCCCAGAAGGGTACGATACTAAGTATTTTAATGAGGTAGTGCGTTCTTTTTCTGTGTTTTTAAATCAGTTTAGAAATACTCAACAAATTGCAGACGATGACTCGACTGCACTAAACTGGTTTTTAAGCTAATGGCTAATGTATATTTAAACGCAAAATTAACCCCTAGTAGCCAAGCCTCTACAGCTTTGTATTCTTGTCCTGACTTTAAAACAGGAGTCTTAAAATCTATTCTTGCTTGCAACCCCAGTAGTGGTGCGTTGTCCGTGACTATAACCTTGGGCAGTAGTTTTTTGTTTAATGCAAAACAGATCGCCGCTAACGAAACGATTGAACTTTTAACCGCTCCTCTTGTGGTTCAAGCGACAGAAGTGGTTTCGGTTGAGGGTACTGGCAGTGTGGGGTTAAATATCGTGGCTAGTATTTTGGAGATATCATGATAATGTGCGGTCAATTCATAGTGGTGGTTTGGTATGGGCATTAACATTGGTGGCATTCTAGGCGGCATTGCTGGGCTGTTAGTCCCCGGAGCAGGAACCTTTTTGGCTCCTGCTATTGGTGCAGGTTTAGGCACGTTGGCGGGTGGCGGGAGCGCCAAGAACGCTATAAAATACGCTTTGCTTGGGGGTGGCGCTAGTGCATTAGGGCTTGGTTCTATGATCCAAGACTCGGCGTTTGGCAAGGCTGCAGCGGGGAAAATGGGTCAGCTTTTCGGAGCGCAAACGGCAGCGAAAACAGCAGCGCCAGCGGCAGCGCAGACGGCAGGTATATTGTCCAGCAAGTCCTTGATTAATAATCCTTTCTTGCAGGCGGCTGTTCTTGGGCCGATGCTAACGAAGGAAGATCAACGAAATGAAACTACTTTCACAGGTTTTGATGACGAAGAGGAATACGAAGTTAGTGATGAGCAGACGGCTATATACAGAGAGAACCTTTACGCAAGTCGGTACGATGGTACAAGGTTTAACACCGCTGCAGAACGGGACGAGTACGACAGGAATATAGAAGATGGGGTGGGTATTAACCCTACACTATACGCAAGGGGTGGTCTAATCGAAGGCCCCGGAACAGGGACCAGTGATGACATCCCTGCAATGATTTATCAGGGCGGCAAGCCTGTTCAGGAAGCGATGCTTTCAAACGGGGAAGTTGTTTTGTCTTTAAAGGACTTGAGAAACATCGGTGGCGGAGACGCTGAGATGGCAGGCAGGGTGATTGGGGATGCCCCCAACGGCACCCGAGGAGCCGCTGCAGCCAAGTTATTTAGAAACATGCAGGAATTTAAAGGGGCTTAGTTGGATGTCAACTGTAACTAATATTAGCCGGACAGAACCATCTGCCCTTATGAAAAAGTATTTAGAGGAGATACTTTCTCGGGCGCAGGGTTTAGGAAAAGATGCAGGGTTTGTTCTTCCTGAGTATCAGGTTGCGGACCAAAGCCCTTTACAGACACAAGCGACTAGCCTTGCTGCGTCTGGTTTAGGTGCTTACGCACCCATGTTGCAAGCGGGTGCGGACACATTAGGTAGCGGTATTGGCGCTATGTATGGAAACGTACAGCGGGGTCTTGACGGTCTTCAGGGAACAGGTGCGAGGTTTGACCCAAACACTATATCTGATTTTATGAACCCATATGAAGATGCGGCTGTTCAACAAGCCTTGACAGACATACGCAATCAGGGGGAGCAGCAACGTTCGGGCATTAATGCGCAAGCTGTTTCTTCAGGAGCGTTTGGCGGGTCGCGTGAGGCTGTTCGTCAGGGTCAGTTAGACGAAACCATTTTAAACCAACAGGGGCGCACTGCAGCGGGAATGCGTCAGGCTGGTTATCAGAGTGCCGCGCAACGGGCGCAGGAAGCCTATGAACAATCAATGGGTAGACAGCAACGTGCATCCCAAATGAATATTCAAGGTGGTTTGGGTTTAGGCCGTGGTCTTGGGTCCTTGGGTATGCAGCAAGCGCAGCTTGGCGAGGCGGCTCAGGGTCTTGCGTTTAATGACATTAATATGCTTAACAAAATAGGATCGCAGGAGCAGGCGCAACAACAGGCGCTTCTGGATGCTAACAGGCAGAACCAGTATCAAAACATTATGGCTCCGTATCAGCAGCTTGGGTTCTACTCGGACATTTATCAGGGTATGCCCACGTCACAGCAGACATTTATGCAACAACAACAACCAAACCCAAGTACGATCTCTCAGATTGGGGGTCTTGGAATGGGCTTGTACGGTTTGCAGCAATCAGGTTTGTTTAATTTAGGGGGCGGGTAATGAATGTATTAAACCGGAACATGTTCAGGAACCGCGACTCTCGAAACAGGCTGGCGCAGATGGGCGGTATTCTTAGCTCGTCACCGGAGCTACAGGAAACAGCCATGACGTTTGCAAACGGTGGTGAAGCTGCGTTGCCGGATTACATTATTAATGTTCCGGGTCTTACGGCTGAAGGTGAGTATCTGCGGATTAGTTCTGCCACTCTTGAGAAGCTAAACAACGCTGTGCCTGAGATCATGGCTAACGCTCGTATGGTTTCTCCTGTTGATATGGTTATTTCTGAGGGCTTTAGCAGTCTTGTAGCTAACGCACGACCCGGAGATGCGGTGGTTGGAACTCGGGTTAATAGACTTCGGGAGCAACGCGCAGCAGAAACTGATCCCTCTCGTGTGCCTATGCCTCCTGAGATAGCACAGGGTAGTTCCGCTGCAGAGGTTTTTGCAGGAGCTACAAGAAACAATCTTCGTAACCCAAACACCACTCCATATTCTGAAACGGACCAAAGAATTAAAGCGGATGAGGTTAGACGAGCCGAGGCTGCTTTAATTGAAAGCCTAGCGCCTAACAATGCACAAGGACAACCCGGAGGTACTCTTGGTGCAAAGTATCCTGAAGGCAGGGGGTCTTATTCCACGAGTATTGCGGAGGCTCTTTTAAACAGCGATCCTTTCAGCGGTGAGTTGTCTCCGTCACAGACAGCCCGTAATCAGGAAACGCTTAGGAACACGTTAAGACGGGAAGAGATTGCGCAGCAACGGGCTGATATAGCCGAGGCTGGGAGAATAGCACAAGACGCAGCGGACACACGCGAGGCGTTTAGTGTTCCGTTTGAGGAGCCTGCTTCTCTTCGTGAGAACATACGAAAACAACTTGCTGGAACGTATTCTAAAAACCTTGCTGGCGGCACTGACGAGTCTAGTCTTGAGACTTTAATTCGAGAAAGCATGCCAGCTTCTCAAGCAACAGAAATGTCGGAAGACCCTTACGCTGGGGATATTTTTTCCGA